TTAGTAATGTTTCTGTTAAAGGAAAAAGCAGTTTATTAGTTAGTAGGCTATATGATAAAGGCATTTTATCATTGATGTTGCGGGCGCGACAGTCCTGTATTTTGCCAAAGTTGTTGACGCCACTTATTGGTCAGTTTGGACTTAAGGCTGATAATTATAAAGAGGCGATGCAAAGTAGCAGCAAGTTAGATTCTGTTATTGACAAAATATTGGCGAATAAGGATAATGGCAATGGTAAAATTGTGTTTTGTCATTTCAGAGAAGAGATTGACACGATTGCTCAGCGGTTACGTGATGGTGGTATTAGCAAGATTGCTACCTTTGACGGCCGAATTAGTGGTAGTAAGCGACAGGGGATTTTAAATGAGAAAAATGATGTGCTTATATTACAGATTCAGACTGGTTGCGAAGGCTTAAATCTACAGGAGAATTATAGTGAGATTTATTTTGTTAGTCCGCATTGGAATCCGGCTGTTGAGGAGCAGGCTATTGCCAGATGTCACCGTATCGGTCAGAAAAAAGAGGTCGTTGTGAATCGTTTTGAGATGGGCAATTTTGTTAAGGATGTTGACCAGCAGGTGGATACGAGGACGGTTGATAATTATGTTGGTGCTGTACAGGATTGTAAAAAAAAGATTGCTGGTGAGATTGTTTAAGGGCTTTGCCCGACTGCCAGATTGTATTTTGTATATTTTGTATATTTTGTATAATTTAATTAATTTAATTTAATTTATATTTTTTATTGGATGTTATGTTTTATTATCGTGTGAAGGATATATATGATTAATAATATGAACATAAACCCTACACAAAATGATGGTTCATCTTCTTCACTTGTGTTATTTTTAGATTGTCTTGCCAATCCTTCACCAAGTGCGCGACCCATTGCTATATTTCTGCCGGTCTTTGTATACGATGCGAATCCTCCTCGTTTGAACATTGTTTACTTGTATATTTGTTTTTTACCTTTCAATTATTTTTTTATTTTTATTTCAATTTTTTTTATAAGTATTTTATTTTTTACTATTAAAAAAATAAAATATGATATCATCGGGTTGTTTCGATCAACCGTCCTTCGGGTTATGAGCCCGACGCGCTTCCTCTGCGCCACGATGATTTGTTTGATATATGCCCCATGCGTTCCAACTCATATATCTATCACACCCTTTTAGATGTGTCCATTTCCGGTTATCAGTTTATAAATTAATAAATTTATATACACTGAAAAAATATGTGCCCCGCCGTCGCACATATCTGTCATAGACTTCACTATGTCCCGATCAACCATATCAATGATTTTTTTAATTATCATTAATCCAATTAATCGCCTAAATGATTTTTTACCCTATGGGATTTATTATCATTACTCTGATATGTGCCCCTTTCCTTCGCACATATCCATCGCAAGCCTTCGCTGCGTTGCCTAATGTCATTGGGTAGTTTCGATCCACCTCCCCTGACGCTGAAGTTGTCAGTACGCTCCCATTACGCTACAATGACTTTCACATGGTGAATATAGTTTGACCCACATTCACATATTAATATATTAATTGTCTTTAAGTAGTTTATTAATATATATTATTTCAGCCTATAAATTCATATATTCAAAAACAAATGATAAAAATATTAGACCTGTTAATACGATTGGGAAAAGATAAAACATTGTATTATCTTTGTACATTTTATGATTTAAATTATATTCTATTTTATAATATTGGAATGTTGAAATTATTATCATTGCTATACCTAATAAAGTAAATATTGGTTTTTGAAGAGCGTATGCTATTGACGCAAGAGCAACACCTGTACTCATAAATGAAGCGTATGTTCTTTGATTTGAAAGTCTTGTTGTTAATATTGAATTCTGTAGAGAAATATTTATTGGCATATACATTATATAAATAAAATTATTTTTGAAATACTGTGTCACTGTGTTACTGTGCGATTCAGCCTACAACGGAACTATTTCACCCTCGGCTTCCAAACGGCAACGTAACTCTACGTCAACCCTGCTTCTAATCCGGACGCCAAATACGGACGTATAGTAGGGACGAGAAATGAGTGACAAAACGAGAAATGAGTGGCAAAAAAGATGGCTTCTTTCCCCTTTGTCGGCTACACCCACCCAACTTGTTGGGTCCGTAATTTTATACACAATTTATATCTTGTTGATATTAACTTACTCTTCCCACGTAAGTCTTGTAGTATTGGATACAGGTATCCATTGGAAAGCATAGATTCAGTTCGCAAACTAAATTTAGTCATATTCGCCCATTGTCCCCATATATGGAATTGCTTTGTTAAAGTTCATTAATTTTATCAATTAGTCATTTTTATTATTGAATTTAACACAATATTATCTGTCAACCATATATTTATAATTTTACCATTTTATCCCATTACAATTTTGCCATTTTATCCCGTGATAAGTGCCCCACAACATCGCACATTATCGTCGCAAACTCTTCATTGCGTTACCACATATCTTAACTTAAAGTTTAGTTTAGAATAATTTTGGGGTTTTTTTGCTGTAAACATCCCATACAGGATGCTCGGAATCGAACCCGTGAGGTCAAATCATTACTGATATGCCGGTACACGTAAATTTGAAACCTACAGTTGTTGCGCCCTTAGATCACTGGGGTAGACGAAGTGTGGCCCTCGCGCAGACAAAAGGTTTGTGAAAATATCTTGTATATAAAGAAAGGTATTGCATCAAAAATCCTTTAAGTTGTTTTAAAAATTTATTATTTAAACTTCAACATTTTTCGAAAATTCAAGATTATTTTTGAAAAGTGAAAAATGGACAAAAATAAATGTCCAAAAATGAAAAATGAAAATACTTTTGGGAAAAAAAAATATGTAAAAATTAGAGAGAAAATTGTGACCATAAAAAAAATTAGCGTCTCACGGCTTCAAAAAGTATTTTAAAATTGTGACGATAATTTTTTTTCAAAAATATATTAAAATTGGATTAATATTTAGGAGATTTTATATATAGGATATATATAGGAATGTTTCCAATAGAAAAACCTCCAAAAATCTCCGCAAAGTTCATTTGTGAAAAGTGTGACTATAAATGCTCTAAACAAAGTGAATATAACAAACATATTTTGACTAATAAACATAAAATCCTACATAATCCTACATTAAATCCTACATCAGAAATCTCCGAAAAAATATATGAATGTAATTGTGGCAAGATATATAAACACTCTTCAACCCTTTATACACATAAAAAAAAATGTACTTCAACTAATGAGACTGAAAATAATGACACTGATAATAATAACAATGAAATTAAAGAATTAAAGGAATTAATGAAATACTTAATGAAGGAGAATTCTGAATTGAAGACGATGATGTTTGAAGTTATTAAAAATGGCACTCATAATAACACCACTAACTCCCACAACAAGTCTTTTAACCTACAATTCTTTTTGAATGAGACATGCAAAGATGCTATGAACATTATGGATTTTGTTGATTCTATTAAAATACAATTATCTGATTTGGAGAATGTGGGAAAGCTCGGTTACGTAGATGGGATTTCTAATATAATAGCCAAGAACCTTAATTCACTTGATGAAACTAAGAGACCTGTTCATTGTACTGATACAAAGAGAGAAGTTATGTATGTTAAAGATGAGGATAAATGGGAAAAAGAAGAAGACAATAAACCTAAAATTAGAAAACTAATTAAGCACGTTGCTCATAAAAATACCAAATTATTGAAGGATTACAAGACCAAGTATCCGGGTTGTGAAAAAAGTGAATCAAAGTATTCTGATAAATATGATAAGTTAATTATTGAAGCTTTTGGCGGCAAAGGTGATAACGATGATGTCAAAGAGGATAAAATAATTAAGAATATTTTGAAAGAAATTAAAATAGAAAAAGATAACACTGTTTAATCTATAGTATACTATATACTCTACACTGTAGTATATCATGTATTTTCTCTCTTGGATACAGTTCAAAGAGAGAAAATATAATAGTCTTTAATTAGGAACACTACACGCTATACAACCAAGGGACGAGCAAGGACGAGAAATGAGTGACAAAACGGTTCCCACGTAATCCGGACTTCTAATCCGGACGCCAATTACGGACACTTATAACCAAGGACGAGAAATGAGTGACAAAACGAGAAATGAGTGACAAAGTAATCCACGCATTTATTTCCGGGTCCGCCTTTTTGTCCGCCTTTTTGTCCGTTTTTTCCTGCGAGTAATCGACCTTTTGCGACCTCCCCTTCTTCGTAAACGTTCATATTCTTTAAAATATTCACTATTTAGAAATTCATTAAAATCCATCTCTGCGTCATCATACGCTTGTCTCGATATAGCGTAAATGAAGTCGTTTCTTATATCATTTTTTTCTGCTTCTGTTAGTCCTCTATAATCGCTCATTTCTTTACGCATCTCTCTCATCGCATTTCTATAAACAGAGTCTTGGTATTTTTTTACTGCATTCTTAAACATTTTGTCTACTGCTTCCCTCCTATCGGTTTTGAAATTTATTAATTCTTCTCTGCTCCACCAAAGGTTGGCTTTTTCGTCTTCCAATTTTTTCTCTATTTCTATAATTTTTGGGTTATCATCAAATGTTATTGTTGTTGAGTATTCTTCCTCCATATTTATATAATAATGACGGTAAAAAAATAAAAAAAAGGGAAATATAACCCTTTCTATTAAATTAAGTTAAATTAAACATTATATACATTATACATTATACATTATACATTATACATTTTTATTTGTTACCATTTTGCTATACTTTTTACACGCAGTTATGAAAAGTATATTTAGTTATCATCCTCATCATAATCCTCTTCAGACTCTTCGCCTGTCTCATTGAAGTCTATTCGTTGCTTTGACTCGTTCCACTTGCCGATCACGTCTTGGTCCATATTGTAGATAATACCTGTCTTCTTTGACTTCAAGTACTTCTTACCTTCGAAATCTATTTTCTTGACCACATCGGCTTCTTCTTCCGCCTCGACCTTTGACTCGACCTTTGACTCCTTCTTGGTCTCCTTCTTTTCCTTATTCTCCTTCTTTATTTCAGCAATTGCTTGCTTCTCCTGTTTCTCTAATTCTTTAAGAAATTTTTTCGCTTCTTTTTCCTTCTCCAACGCTAACTTCTTCTGTTCGGCTTCAAGCTTCTTCTGCTCGGCTAAAGCCTGCTTCTTTTGCTCGGCTTCTTGCTTTGCTAAGAGCTTCTTCTCTTCAGCTTCTTGCTTTGCTAAGAGCTTCTTTTGCTCGGCTTCTTGCTTCTTCTGCTCGGCTAAAGCTTGCTTCTTCTGTTCGGCCAAAGCTGCTTTCTCCTCTGGTGAAACCTTTGGCTTTTTCTCAGTTTTAGTCTTTGAAGGCTTTGCGTCCACAACAACATCGACATCTCCTAATGACGAGTTATCATCTGCTTCTGATTCACTCGAGACTTCACTGGTAACAGTCTCTTCAATCACATCCTCAGTTTTATTAGCCGCCATGACTAAACTCGCAAATAGGTCTTCCTCTTCGCCTGCTAACTCGAGCACCTTCTTTGACTTCTTTGGGCGGCCCTTTGCTTTCAACTCCTTTACAACTTTTTCTTTTGAAGCCGGTCTTCCGCTCTTCTTCTCAACTTCTACGAAGTGGCGAGGGTCAAGCGTGATATTATGTTTTGCTGCTTCTTCGCGAACTTGTTCCTCAGTTAACTTCAATTTCTTCATTACCTTTGTATAAGCAACAGGTTTCTTACCAGAGGGGTCTACAAACTCTTCCTCATTTGTGTATTTCGACAAGCGAGTTTGGATGTTTCCGTAGTCTGGCAGACCATGTTCATTCTTTGCTGCTTGTTTATCACACGAACCGCAGTAAGCACCGCCTTCAGGACGAATTGAAGGGCATTGAGTGTAAAGACCGCTGTTTTGACGGATACCAAAGCAGCATTCACCGTTCAGTTCACCGTTGTAAGGGAGAGGAAATGCGCTCTTCACTACTTCACGCTTCTCTTTTTTATTTGATACTTTCTTATTACGAGAGCGAGATGAACTTATCAAACCTTCGCTTTCCCATATCATTCTCATTCCTTCATCCGCATCAAAATTATACTTTGAGGCTAACGCTACTATCGCGTTCTTCATCATCTTCTCGATTTCTCTGTTTACGTTTTGCATTTGCATCATTCTTTTACTTTGATAAGCTTTTGATTCTTTTATTTTATACTTCTTTATTTTTTCGGATAAACCATTTCAATTTTTTTTACTTTATTACACTTTTTTACAATACTTAAAAAATATTTTCCACCTTTGAAAAGGTGGAGCCAAACTATATTTAATTTTCTATATTTTTCTTGGTTTTCTTGTTTGTTTTCTTTTTCTTGTTTGTTTTCTTTTTCTTGTTTGTTTTCTTTTTCTTGTTTTTCTTCTTTTTTTTACTCCTTTTGCTTCTTCTTCTTCTTTTGTTTCCTTTGTTGCTTTTGATTCTTCTTCTACAATATCTATAATTGCTAATTTAAATATTTTAGCAGCTTTACCCGATTGACAATGATTTGCGCTAACTGCGTTTGGATTTGATCCCAACATTTGCGCTGATGTGCTTGTTGGAATATCTTCAGCATCATCTGTTATAATTTCAAAATATTGATCATCAGATTTTAACGCTTTAATAAATTCTTTCATCAAAACAAAATCAGTAAGTGGTCCTATATTACTTAATAAAAATAGAGATCTTGTTTTATCAACATTTTCGGTACGTGGACGAATACTGGTATCTACATTAAAACATGGATAGAATGTATTTTTAATTTTATTACTACCACTTAAATAATGTTGTTTAATACCTTCACCTCCTACGGCATAATATGCTGTATTAAATTTAAAAATTTTATTTTTAATATCTTCTGCTAAAAATTCTTCTATATTTTCTTCACCGTATGCTACACTATTCCACGCTTCCTCTGGTATATCACTTTTAGATATAGATACGTGTTCAAATTCATCTGCACTTTGACTTTCACTTTTAATATCTTCAATAGGAAATAAATCTACAATCCTTTCACCACAATAGCGATGTGCATAGTCAAGAGCAGTTAAACCACCATTAATAGTAATGCCAAGGTTAATATTAGGGGTTTCTATAAGAAGTTTTGCAATCTTATAATGACATTTGTTACATGCCATCATTAACGCTGTTGCTCCATGTTTGGTTGATGTTTCATTAACATCGGCTCCATTTTCTATAAGCAGTTTAGCAATTTCAAATTCTTCATTTTGAAATCCAGTAGAAAACATTAATGCTGTCCAACCATTATGAGTATCTTTAATATTAATATCCGCACCATTTTCAATAAGAAACCTAACAATATTTATATGCCCGTAAACAGTTGCTGACATTAATGGCGTTCTACCAAATGATGATATAGCGTTTACATTAGCGCCTAACCCAATAAGACGTTGAACTTCACTAAGGTTTTCTTCTATATTTTTACATTCATTTAACAACGCTGTATCCAAATCTTTTTGTGTCATATCACTCATTTATATATAAATAAAAATAAAAAAAAATTTAAATAAATACTGTCATGTAAAGCTCTTATACAAAATACACAGTTTTTAAAGGTTTAATTCAATACACTTAAATCAATACCAGACAAAGCCATACCTACAACGTAACAATGACCAAACGGAACACTCAAGTCATTAACCTTCTCTTTTAATAATTCCTCAGTTAACTCCAAACAAGTCACACTTTTATCTTCATTACGAGGACCATCAAAGTCAAATATAGTAATATTTTTACCCTCATCTAACATTTTCTTCCAATATAAGGTTCTCTCTCTATCCTTAATCAAGGCATAATATTCCTTACAATAGACATCCTTTCTACTTGTCACATAGTCCATATCTCCTCTGTCCTCATAGCCCTCAAAACGAGCACATAATATCTTTTTACCTTTTCCCTTAGGATATCTTCTCTTAGGTTCTAATTGAGCCTTCCACCAAGCCTTAGTAACCTTCTCATCAATACCTTCAAATATTTTACCAGATTGCCATCTACTTTCAAAGTTCCAATAGCCATAATATCCTCCCTCAATAGGAGTCATAGGACTAAAGTCTCTTCTATCTAAACTTAACTTGGCTTGAGCACTGGTAACGTTTAAGTTGAGTGATGTAGGATCCAACTTAACAGCACGAACCCCTCTTAGGTTCATACTCGCAATGTAAACTTTACCTCTTTTAACTTCAGTCGTCGTCATCTTTCTTATTATTTAATAATCTACACTAAAAATAAAAAATCAATTCAATTTTTTTATTTTTATACTTTATTTGATAAAACTTAAAAAAAAAGAGGTTAAATCCTCTTTATAATATTAATTAATTAAATTATACAAAATATACAAAAACACTTATACAAAATATACACAATCGGGCAAAGCCCTTATACAAAATATACAATTATATGTTTTAAAATAGTTCCTCAATAATTATCTTACCTCTTCTGGGTTCGCCATATCTCATTATGTCGGTCTTAAGGTCGGATACTGCCTTGTCTGACACTTGTTCTTCAAGTATGCTTTGAACTGCGTCAATGACGCGATTAATTTTGTCGTCCGCAAATCTCAATTTAATTTCAAGTTTATATGCTCTATTGTGACAATCCGCGATTTCCGTAATATTTTTATCAGTTTTTTTAATTAGTTTTTCTACATCGAGCCAAAGTCTTTCATACAGAGTTGACACGTCGACCGCCAAGCTTTCATTTTTGCTAATTAGTCGCCAATATTTGTCGTCGACATCGGTCTTCAAATCAGATATCTTTTGTTCAAACTCTAACATATCAAGATTAGTTTGTGTGTCTGGTTGATTTCTTTTATTTACGAGGTTAGAAAGAGTTTGTATATTGATTGTCTGAACGTCAAATGTTTTGGCAAATTGCTCGTTAAGATGAATCATCATTTTCATCTCATCTTCCATCTTGGTCATCTTTTGGACCATACGAGCCTCGCGCTCCTCCATTTGAGACTGACGCTCTTCCATTTGTTCCATCTTTTGAAACATTTTCTCCATCTTCTCGACCATTAGCGCCTCGCGCTCCTCCATTAGCTTCTGATTGTGAGCAAGTTGATTTACGTTTAACTCAGTCTTAGGTACAGGATTTTTATTTTTAAGCAGAATCCAATACTGGTTTTGCTCTTTAAAACTACAAATTAGTTTATCACACGGATAAAATCGATAACTGCCTTTTTGCTCGATTGCTTCCATAATTTCGTGGGTTTTTTGGTCTGGAGTAAAATGAACAAAAGCTTGATGAAAGTCCTTTATGTCACTGTGAAGCCCCTTAGCGTGACTTGGGTGCTCTACAAAGTCAACGCGTTCGACATTCCCTACGCATTTGAGCGCAAAATAATTAGCGATTCTCTCTTCTGTGTGAATCTTAGAGATTGTAGGAATGAACACAGAGCACATTTGACTGTTAATTGATGACATCTTATTAAAATTAGTTAGTTTAGTTTTAACTTTAAAGTCGGTGGTTTTGAATAATATATGCTGTATAAAAAAGTTGAAAAAGCATTTCAATTTTTTTTTGTAAAAATATAAAAATTAAAAAGTTAAAATTTTAAAATAAAAATTTAAAAATAAATTTAAAAATACTTTAAAATAACTAATTCTTCGTCGTCTTTTACGATTTCATAGTCTTCAAATTGATTTTCGAAGTTGTACTCTATAAATAAATCACATTGGTAATCCTTTTTAATACGAGTAACCCACACTGCTTGACATAAGGGAAAATACATTTCATAGATTTGTTTTCCGCCAATTATTATTATTTTGAAATCAGGACTTAAAGAAGCGTTATATTTTTCTTTATTTTGCTGTATTTGTTGATATATATTTGGATCACTCGTGAAAATAAGATTGTCAACATTTTTGTATTTCTCGTCGTTTGCGTAAAGTTCAGGGTTAGATGTTAAAACAATGTTTAATCTGTTTTTTAATGGGCGACAATTTTCAGGTAAAGAGAGAAAAGTTGTTCTTCCCATAATGACAACATTCCCTTTAGTTGTATTATAAAAAAAACTCATGTCTGTTTTTGATTTCCATGGTATCCCACCATTTTTCGAAATACCATTATTTAAATCATACGCTAAAATAGCCTCTATTTTAAAAAACTCCATTTTATAATACATTATTCTGCGTTGGTTTTATATAAAAATCAATTTTAACTATAAATAATTTTATATTTAGTAATTTATATATGGACCCAATTATTATTCTTCCACACATAACACAATTTGTAAATCAACATTATGAATCGTGGGATAATGCACATCCAAATCAAATGTGGACTGATGGTCAAAAAAACATTGTAAATAATTTTATTATGAACCGTATTAACGATGTAATTGAAGCAAATGAAGATGAAATTTTAGGTATAGGAGAAATACAAGAAATATATAATAATTTAGCTGAGATGCTAGACGAATTATTTTTACTTGGTAATAATAATCCAGCAAACGTGAATTTATTTCAAGATGATTTTAATTTATTAGGTAATGATGATAATAATAATAATGATGATGATAATATTAACGAACCTGACAATCAAGGTGAACAATCACCAACATCTGTTGCCGATCCACGTTTATATGGTGGTAAAAAAAGGAAAAGAAAAACGATTCGAAAAAGAAAAACTATTAGAAAGAGAAAAACGATTAAAAGAAGGAAAAGTAGAAGAAGGAAATAAATTAAAATATATTTTAAGTATTTAAAAAATATTTTATGAAAAAATAAAAATGAAATGATATTTTCTCTTCAAGATAAATGTATTAATTTTAACTTATACAACCCTTTTTAAAAACGACTATTTAAACTATCCAAAATGAAATGCTCTAACTGTAAAGAAGTAGGACACAATAAGCGGTCCTGTAAAGCTCTAATAGAACCAAAAATCGGGAGTAAAACTGATTTAAAGGTAAAAAAACAAGTAAAAATAGAAATAGAAATGCCACCAATGGATAAAACAGAGCGTATTAATAGACTGAAGGAACACATAATGATTTCGAGCGTGAAACATGAGGACCAGGTTATGAAACTGGGTTCGTTAAAAGAAGCCCACATATATTGCGTAATTCATAGTATATCAGCACAACAATTCGGACCTTTACTTGAAAGGTTCATACAAGCAAAATTCAACTATATTAAAAATAAAGCGGAGGACTGTACTGGGGACTGCTCTAAGGACGGAAAGAACTCCGAGGTGAAAGTATCACTTGGAGGGTCAACACATACAAAGTTTAATTTCGTCCAAATTAGACCTTCTCACGACTGCGATCTGTATATACTTACAGCATACCATCTATCTCAAGAAAACGTAGAATCTGAGGGAGAATTATATATCTTCAAAGTCCCAAAAAACGAAATAAAAAATTTAATTGTCTCCTATGGCGGATACGCGCACGGAACTATAAAAGAGCACGGCATTATTACGTCGGACTCTTTTAACGAGGAAAAAAGTATTAAGGAGTATGCTCTTCGTCCAACCATAAATGACAAGTGTTGGAAGGCGTTGTTGCCATTTAGAGTTTCTGAATCGGAACTTTAATCGTGCTCCTCGCTATAAAGTCTTACGAGTTCTCCTCTTCCCATAGAGTTCTGTCGTGCCGTATCAAGACTTAATGAGTAATCAAGAGTGTTAAACCGTTCAATTAATGTATTCTTATTTATATTTGATTTAATCCAGTGCCAACTTTTAGGCCGTAATGTTTCAAGGCCAGTATCCACTATTTCGCCGCATTTTCCACCATAAGCACGCATTGCAAAATCTGCTCCTGTTGGTGGTGTGGGCTGTCCTTTTTCATCTTTTGGCCCAAATCCTAAAAATATCCAATCATTGTGTGTTGTTGAGAGTTCGACAATAGTTCGTTCAGTGTCCTTTTTTTCCCAAATTTGGAAACAACATTTCGCCATCATAGGAGGACTAAACGAAGAGGGGACCATAGGTATTTCTTCATCAAATACAAGATGAAATCGCATATTAAGTTTATTTTGGACACTTACACGACGAAACGTTCTTGGGATAATGAAAGCAATTACATCAGCCCATTTAGAAGCGTGATTAAAGAACTTTATCGCAAGAGAACTAACTCTCCCAAATGGTGGATTACCAACAATAAGAATTTTGCCTGCATTACTTGGAGGTGAGTATGTAAGAAAGTCTTGTTTTATAATATCTTTATGTTCTGGTGAAATATCAATTCCAATTTTATTATCTACAGGTATTCTTGTTAAGAAACTACCATTTCCGGCACTTGGTTCTATAACAAGTCCCCAATCGGACCAATTATAACGAGAACCAATACAATCTAAACATTTTTCAGAGATTACTGGTATTGTATAGAATTTATCGAGTCCAGCTTCACGAACAGCTTCTGCGGTTGTAGTCATTTGCGTTGTTTTAATTGTAATATTGCTTTCATTGTTATTTGAAATCAATTTTTTATTTATCTTGATCATTTTTTCTTCAACTGATTTACTCATTTTAGTTATATATAGTATATTCAAAAATATATTTTATATAGTTTATACCCTTTAACATTTAAAATGGTACGCCTTTAGCGTGTCGTAATATATTTAATGGCAACTGTGTAACTAAAATAGTTAAATCCCATTGAAATTGGTTATAAATTATTTTTTATTTTGATTAATTAAATATATGTCCGAAGAAGTAATAAATAAGCTATTTAACACTCAAAACCAGAATTATATTTTCATTTATACGCCTCCGAAAGTTGGTTCGACTACATTAGTATCTTCATTAAGAATCTCTCTTGGTAACACATTCAATGTAATTCACATTCATGATGACGTTATGTTGAGTGTTTTAACAGGTGTAAATAATGTAACTGTCAATGAAATCATTAATTATATTTCCCAAAAGGGTAACAATGTATATGTAATTGATGTTTATAGAACCCCAATAGAGAGAAAAATGTCCGAATATTTTGAAAAGTTGTCACCATACCATTTCAATAATTCAGAAGAAAATCTAAATAAGTACAGCATTAAACGTATAACCGATCGTTTTAACAAACTGTTTCCACATTTAGGCAATGGCGACCATTATTTTGATAAATTTGATATTGCGAACCCTACTCATTTTGATTTTGATAAAAAATATACAATTCAAATACTAAAAAACATTAAATATATTAAGCTTCGTTTAGACGATTCCAAAATATGGGCAAGTATTCTCTCTTCGATATTCCAAAAAGAAATAGTTTTAATAAATGATTATCAAACAACAAACAAGAGTATTGGAGATTTATACAGACGATTTAAGGATGAGTATAAAATACCAGTGAATTACCTCCAATTAGTCAAAGACTGTAAATATTTTAACTTTTATTTTTCAGATGAAGAGAGAAAAAAATATATTGAAAAATGGGAAAACAAAATAGCTGACGAATTTACGCCATATAAAAGTGATGAATATAAATTTTATGTTAACCTTTATTTAGAAAATCAATATATAAATGATATTCAAACGGAGCATTATATAGATAATGGTTGTTTATGTGTTTATTGTACAAAAACCCGCAAATATATTTTTGACTGTGCCAAAAATGGTGAAACACAATTTGAAAAAATTATACATCATGAGGTTGTTAATAAAGAAATGGTACAAAAATTCTTCAATGTTCAAAATACTTTAAAAAAAATAAGTAATTCAAATAATTCCAAAAAAAATAGTAAGTATGGAATTAATTTTGGTAAAATAACCTCTAAATAAAATGTTTGTTCATGAATTTTTGTATAGTAAAATAAGTTAGCTCTTGACCTTCTTCAATTCCCAAAAGTGTCTTAAGTTTATTATCTGGGTATATAATTTTGCTATTATCCTTGTTTTCCAAGTTATGCTCCTTTATGTAACTGCAAAGAGCCTTTGTTACTTCTGTACGCGCAATCTCAGTGCCTTCTTTTTTGTTCATAAACTCGCATAGCTCACTCGTGACTTTGCTTGGTTTTGCGAATCCAGACGGCTTACGGTTGCCCTTATTCTTATTTTTATTTTTAGTTATTTCCTTCTGTAAACCGGTCATTTGTTTTTTAACAGATTTCTCCAATGCTTTTAGCTGTTGTTGTAAAGCATTCATTTGAATTTTAAAATTAGATAAACAATTGATTATTCCTTCGAATTGTTCGCATATTGTTTCAACGCCTTGTTGTTTATCATTAACCTCTTCAGTAGTGTCCATTTTATATCTACATTTCTCAAGTAAACTTTAAATTGATTTTTATAATTATTTATTTACAAATTATAAAAATATATTATTTAACGGCGTCTTCTAATTTTTCTTGATTTTCTTGATTTTCTTGATTTGCGTCTTCTTCTTGAACCGCCTTTACCGACGGTAAAAGGACGGGGTAAATCATCAGTTGGTTTTGGTTTTGGTTTCATTGGTTTTACCTTAGAGCGTTCATCTTGATAGTTTTTGGCTTCTTCGGCTTCTGATGCCATTTCCAAATCTTTGTCGTCATTTGGATTTGTTTGTTCTTTGTTGTCATCATCATAGGGACCTACACCACCCTTTTTCATATTTTTACAAATAGGGCATTTACAGGTTGCTTTGTGACCGTTTCCTTTTCGCTTCTTTTTACCACCTTCTCTTCTTTGTTTTTTTACAGGTTGATCCATATCATCTCCTTCAACATCCATATCATTATCTTCTTCAACAACTATATCTTCCGCGTCATCTATATCCTCCACTTCACCATCCGCATTATTTTCAGCATTATTATCATCATCATTAGCAGCATTAAATTGTGCCTGAAGATTAATTGCAGGCATCTCATTATCCGCATTATCCTCATTATCCTCATTATCTGGAATCTGATTAGCTTGTCCAATTATATTACCATTACGATCTCGTTTAACACCACCTTTCATCGTGCGATTACGTGTAACGCGTCTATTTTTCTTAGAAGCCTTTTGGTGTTTCATATTGACGCAAATAGGACATTTACAGTTTGCTTTATGACCATTTGCTTTTTTCCCACCAACAAAAGTAGCAGGGCTTAAAGTTGACATACCGCCCTTTTTAGCATGTTTCATATTTTTACAAATAGGACATTTACATGTTGCTTTATGGCCATTGCTCTTCTTTTTACCACCACTGGTTACTTGAGAATCTTCATCATCAGACATTGTTATATATATATTTGATATAAGTTTTTAAAAATAATTGAATAAATAATATTATTTTTAAAATTTTCTAAATTTATTAACCGAGCAATTTACTTACTTTGAGTTTGTTGTCTCTTAAGTACAGGCTTATCCATTGTGTTTTTGCGACTTACAAAAGTCCACTCCTTCTTCTCGCCCTCTTGAGACTTAACTCTTGGCGCTGAAGAATCTCTGGGTGCTAAAGACCTGGGGGCGCTCTTTTGTACGGGTCTAGGAGTCTGGGGCTCCTCATCCTGACCAGTTGTCTTATAAGCACTTCTCGCGATCTTAAACTCGTGTCTGGTCTCACACATCAACTTCCCTCCCTTAATTCCAACTACATTAGTAGCCTGGAACTCGTGAGATCCACCTTGAGTCGTAGATAACTCAAAATCTACATACTCACCTTGTACTAAATACTTGTACTGTTGACTTGCAACACCGATAGAACTATGATGAACGAAAATATCGGAACCAGAACGACTGCCATCAGTCACTGTAATAAATCCATAACCAGCCTTATTGTTAAACCACTTGACACGACCAGTTAGACGGTCAGCGGAGGCGGTGGAAGGTGTAGCAGCATCTTTAATCGAAGACATTATATTATAATCTACTATACAAGTTTAGCTTTATATTATTTTAACCGTAATATTTATTTTTGCGTTATATAATAAACATGCGATAAAACAAACCTTTCTATATCTTCGCTTTTGGTTACGTCTATATCTTCAAACTTTATTTTGTCGAACTCCAGTAGGTTGATTTCCTTAAAATTAACATATTCGAAGAATGGTATTAAGTTAATCGTGTCTGGTTCATTTTTGAATTCTCGCAAATCTACAGCGTGCTCCTTAGCCAACTTTGTTACATAACCTAAAATAAGTACAGCAATATATTTTAACCTTTTGTCGCGTTTTAAGTCCGCTTTTGTATTAACACTTGTAAAGACGTTATATACCGTTTCTATAAAATCATTCATTTTATCGTATGACATTTTATTATTATATATATTATTTTTTCATTTATTTAACTTATTTGTATTATTTTATTTATAATTCTCTCTTCAACAAATTTATTAAAGTATTATAGTCTGGTGTTTCTTTAAAATTCAACTGTCTAACACATTTTAAAAAATCACGCAATACAGTTGGGGTTTTTTCGTTATTAACTACTTGTTGTTTCATTTGAATTATTAACAATTTGTCCTCTATTTTTTGCCATTCCAAAAACCCTTGATAAAAATATAGTAACATATATCCCAACGATTCTAAATCATCTCGATAACTTAATTCAGTGTAATTATGCGCGTTCAAACTGGCGTATGTTAGGCTACCGATAATTCCTGTTGTTTTTTTAGAATCACTTACATTTACAAGAGATTTACAAAAGCCAAAATCAATTATATAAATTTGTTTTTTGTTGTTGTCGTTACCTAACAAAAAATTATCAGGTTTTATATCTCGGTGTACTAATCCCTTTTCATGGATTGATTTCAGTATGAAGATGATTTGTAAACCTATTTGTAAAACCAGTTTAAGAGAGAAGGATTTCTTTGAATTTAGCAAAGTTTGCAATGAATCACCCAATAAATTTAAAACCATATAATAATTAACTGCGTCTTTTCCAAACCATTTCACATTTGGAACACCTATTGTTCCCACTAAATATTGATAAATAACAGATTCATTTTTTAGCAATTTCAGGTTATTAGCAATTGATTCAACTTTAATAGCTACGTGTTCTTGGGTTCTGACGTTTTCCCCTTTATATATTTCACCGAAACAACCAGCGCCCAATTTTTCGATTATTTTGTATTTATTATTAATAAAATTCATTATTATTGATAATAAACAATTAGTATTTAAATCTTTGATAAATTTAATTTTATAAAATAAAAAAATATAATGTAAACACTTGTGTCATTATCATCATTATTTGTTGTAAAACCATCATTATTTTGGAAAAATTTGTAATTGGGTAAATGTCTGTAAATCCTACACCAGCCTGAATAGTTGTGCTTAAAAGAATATAATCGAGTAATGATTGTCTTTCTTGTAAACCCTTATGTTTAAATTGACTTTGAATATTATAGTAAATAACTCCAAACATTAAAATACATAGAAAGTGAAAACATACAGTTCTGATAGCTAACTTCATATATTTATATAATAAAATAAATAACCAAATAATGTTTCTTTGATTTTGTTTTTTGCTAACGCTTTTTCCGCTTCGCTTATACATAGAGTGACTGATTAGTAACAACAAATTTCAGTGTCAAGTTTGGGATTTCTCTTAACTTGCTTAAAAACTCTATATTGCCTGTCATTTCGGCAATTTTCTCCATTTCCGCGCTAATATTATTAATTTTCAGTAACGCCTTGACAAATTCACCCAAAAATATCCCCTTTTCTTCTGCTAATCTTTGTAGGAGGAATTTACAAGTTTCAACGTCTTCGCATTGTGTCCATTGTTCTGTGTAGTCTAATAAATCATAGTGTATATTATAATCAGCACCTGTATTAATCTTATAATCTATTTCGGTTTGCTGATAGTCGTCATACATCCTGTTTATATTATTAATAATATCCTTAACCACAAGGTCTTCTGTATATGGAGTAAAATCTTCAACTCCTTCTTGGACTGAAATATTTGTAAAACTGCTGAATAGCATAATTAATTGAACTGGTGACAATTGATACAATATGCCGTCCTCAAGGAGTCGGGCGAAAACTAAGCAATGTACTTCCCGCAATTGTGACGCTATTTTGCCTTTTAATGTTAAAACTTCTATTTTTTCAGTAGTTTCGCTTACAAGTTTTGTTTCGGTTATAGACGATTCGATTTTTACAATTTCTTCGCATATAACAGTCGCTTCGCTTGCTACCGACACTTCACTTACCTTAGTTATACTCGTTAAAGTTTCTAAAAACCCTTCTTCTCTAAGCAAATACAATACATTTTCCACATCATTATTGATGTAATTATTTAGCCCATCATACTGTTTCTTTAAATCTCGTAGCTCTTCAAGTTGTTTATTCCATTTGTCTATTGTTGCCGTATCTTGCTCGATATACTTGTATTCATCTTTGATTTTTTGTATGTCTTTTTCGAGTTCCTTGCGTTTTTTATTGGCGTATTTATCCTTCTTCTCTTGTAGATCCATATATTGATGAATAATATCTTTCGGCGTCCGCATTGTATCAAAGCATAAATTCAACCTGTCTATTTCTTTTTGACTCTTATCAATTTCTGATGAAACGTTATTCATTTTGCCTGTTAAATCATCGGTTACCATACTTTTCTTCGCAAAACCGACCAAATTGGTGTCGCCAATATCGACCAGATTAAGTAGCAAATTATATGAAATCTTGAACTTTGATGTGAGCGTTTGTGGTTTGCCGTTTAACATTGTTTTATATGCGAGGACACTTGTATCACGAAAAAGGTTATTGAGGTGAATCACATGGCCGACACTATCAAGACCTAAACGTCCTGCTCTACCCGCAGCCTGAGTATATTCGTGTGCTTGTAAAACACGCATTGAATTACCATCGTGTTTATAAATATCGGTAAAAATACAAGTCTTAACTGGTAAATTAAGACCAATCGCAACGGACTCAGTCGCAAATAGCATCTTAATATAACCTTTGGAAAACAAGATTTCCACAATTTCGCGTAACACAGGCATTAGACCGCTATGGTGTATCGCAACACCTTTGCGCAACAATTGGACCATATCCAAATATTCAGGTAAATTCAGATACTCTTTATAGTTAGGTAATTTTCTTATAATTTGTTCGCATTCGCGGTCAATGGTATATGGTATTTTTGAATCAAACTCCAAAAGATTCGCTGTAATTTCGTGTGCACAAACTTCTAATTGTTTACGAGAAAAAACATAACATATTGCAGGTAACATTTCTTTTTCAACCAAAAACTCAGATACTTTATTTAGAACATGTTGTCTTTTCATTCTTATATCATTTGCGTCGAATAATTTGAGTATTTTGTCCATATTCTTATAATTGGTTTCGTTGAACACACCAGCTGCATCTTGTATTACAAATGTCTTGTCGGTTAAAGTCCTAATTTCTGCTTGTAGTGCTTTATCCTTTATATGCTTGTTAACGCCATTAGTTGCCGTGATGAAACTATAGTGGGTTAAGGGAACAGCGCGGTTGAATTTCTTTGTTAAATATACTATTTTATCATTTTGTTCGCTTGACCCACGGTTTTCCAACCAAGACGCGAATCTTTCCGGATTATCCAATGTAGCCGATAAACAAACCATTTGAATATGATGTGGTAACATCATAATACTATTTTCCCACACATGACCTCTACTCGGGTCATTAATCATATGTACTTCATCAAAGACAACGCACCCCAATTCGTTTTCAATATCCATATCAAAAGAAGTGCTTGGGTTTTTAATAGTTGTTCCACCACTCTTTTCCTTATTTAATACGATTTCAGTTTTCCCACTTTTAAGTTGATAAAGTTTATTTAAGAGAATCTC